ATCATGCGGGGCACGAGTGCGGCCGAGGAAACGCTGGGCGCGCAGCAGTTGAAGGCGCATTTCGGCAACAACCGTCTGGGCGATTACCAGATGGAAGTCGCCCGATACGCCAGCGCCATCATGAAGATCAAGGCGCACATCATCTGCACGCAGTACTCGCCGGAGACGATCCTACGGATTGGCGATGCGCAGCAGTTGAGCCAGGACGATCAGATGTTGATTCCCCAGGCTCTCGCTCTGCTCAAGGACAACCCTCTGCGGTCGTTTCGCATCGACATCGAAGCGGATTCGATGGTGCAGATCGACGAACAGACCGATCGGCAGGATCGGATCGACTTCCTGCAGGCAATGGGCGGCTTCCTCAAGGAAGCGGTGGTCGCCGGACAATCGACTCCGCAACTCGCCCCTCTCCTGACGGCGATGCTCGAGTTCGGCGTGCGGGGATTCAAGATCGGTAAGACCTTGGAAGGCGAAATCGATAACGCGATGGACAAGTTCAAGCAACTTGCCATGCAGCCAGCGCATCCGAACCCGGAGATGATGAAGGTCCAGGGTCAGATGCAACTGGAGCAGCAAAAAGCGCAGATTACGGCGCAGATGGAGCAGCAGAAGAACCAAGGGATGCTGCAACTCGAGCAGCAGAAGGCCCAGATCGAGGTCCAGAAGGCGCAAGCGATCCAACAGGCGCAAGCGCAGCAGGATGCCATGGCGCAGCACATGGAGGCCCAGCGGGCTCAGATGCAGGCTGCAAACGATGCGAGGCTCGAGCAGCAGCGCGTTGCGAGCGATGAGCGGATGCGGACGATGGAATCGCAGATCAAGGTCCTGCTGGCACATATCCAGCGTGGAACGGCTATCGACGTCGCCGAGATCAACGCCCAGACGACCATCGATGCGGCGCAGATTTCGGCTTCGAGGCAGGCGAGCGATGCGCAGTAGATACGTGTACGAGGCTGGCGAGGTCGTGGCCGAGTATCAGGGCGGCGAGCTGGTCTACTGCGCCCCCAAGTTCTCGGAAGAGGCTCCGAAATCGTTCCAGGTACTGCCGGACATTGCGCCATACAAATCGATGGTGGATGGCAGCGAGATCACGAGCCGCAGCCGACACCGGGAACACCTGAAAGCGCATGGCCTCATCGAGGTCGGCAATGAACTGCATCACATGAAGCAACGGCCGGTTACGACGCCCCCCGGCCTAAAAGAAACCGTGGGGCGCTTGGTCTACGACCGACTGAGGTACAAATGACCTTCAAGAACAAGCTCATGGGGTTCGGGATGCCGGCCGGCCAGGCCCTGCAACTCACCCCCTCCACTACGCCGATCACGTGTGCCGGGGCGTCTGCCGGCGGATCTCCTACCGCGATCACGCAATCGTTTTGCGTGCTGACGGCTGCTTCCAGCCAGACCGGAGCCATCCTGCCGGCGTTCAGTGCCGCGACGTGCCAGGTTGGAGATTCGATCAAGTGCTATACGACCTCCAGCACGTCGGCAGTCGTCTATCCGGCCACCGGTGAGACGGTGAACAACAATTCCAGCGTGACGGTCGCGCAGTACAAGCTTCTCTGGCTGACGCGCGCCAGTGCGACGAACTGGGCCTACATCATCTCGGCGTAAGAGATGGCTGACCCGAAGAAACTTGCCGAAGCGCTCAAATCCAGCGCGCCGAAGACCTGGTATCACGGCGCAGACGAGAAGTTCGACCAGTTCGACGCCGAGAAGATCAAGCGTGGTAGTCAGGGTCAAGGCGTCTACCTGACGCCGGACGCCAGTCAAGCGAAGTTGGCCGGACGGCATGTCGCCAAGGTCCATGCGGACGTGTCCAGCCCCATGCAAGCCCGGGGAGCGGATCACGCTGCCGAGCAATTAGGCGTCGAGCCGGAACACTTCCTGTCGATGAAGCATGACGAGCTGGCCGATGCGTTACGCTCGAAGGGCTTCGATGCCATTCAGTACGGCGGTGGCAATATGGTCGTGCCGCCGGATCAAACCAAGATCGTAGGATGGAAATAGCCATGGCAGAAGAGCAGGTTACCCTGCGCGATCAACTCGCGTCCGCCCTCGAAACCGTCGAGCCGATCGAGAACACGAGTCAACCTGCGGCCCCCGTCGCGGTCGAGGACTCTCGGGCCAGGGATGAGGCAGGACGCTTTGCCAAGGCCGAACAGGCGCGCGTAGAGGCTGCCAAGACCGCTAAGGCGGATCCGGCCGTCCAAACGCAAGATCCATCCCGCCCGAGCACCTGGAAGAAGGAGCACTGGGAGCGGTTCGATAAGCTCGACCCGGAGACCAAGAGCTACATTCTCCAGCGCGAGAACGAGTACAAGGCCGGCATCAGTACCTACCGCGGCGAGGTCGAGCAGGCCAAGACCTTGAAGGGAGCGATCGAGCCGTTCATGCCGTCGCTCCAAGCGCATGGAATCGATCCGGCGCAATGGATTCGGAACCTCGGGAATGCCCACCAAACCCTTGCTCTGGGCAGCCCGCAGGCGAAGTTACAAGTGTTCATGCAACTGGCGCGCGACTACGGCGTGCCGCTCCAAGGCGTCCAGGGCCAACAGCCCCAGATGGACCCGAACCTGCAGTACCTCGCGCAGAACCTGCAAGGGCTCCAGCAATGGAAGCAGCAGTTCGAGACGCGGCAGCAGCAGGAAGAGCAGCAGCAGATCAACAACACGATTCAGGATTTTGTGTCCGACGCGGAAAAACATCCGCATTTTGAAGCAGTGCGGGAAACGATGGCTGGACTCCTCCAGTCGGGGAATGCCCAAAACCTGCAAGAAGCCTACGAACAAGCCGTCTGGATCAATCCAGAGACTCGGGCTGCCGCCATTGCTGCTCAACAGCAGCAAAGCCAGTCGCAGAGCGTGGAGCAGAAACGGGCAGCCGCCGCGCAGGCGCGCGCCAAAGCAGTCAGTCCGCGGAGCGTCACTCCTGGCCTCCAAACACAGACCGCCAATGGCAAAAAGGGTTTGCGGGACCAGATCGCCGAGCAGTTCGGCGCATTGGAGTCCTCACGGGTTTAACCTGACTGGAGATTGAACCATGGCATTCGCCAATAGTTCGATCACGGACATCATCGCGACCACGATCCAGAGTCGATCTGGCGAACTCGCGGACAACGTGACGAACAACAACGCTGCCCTGCGGCGTTTGAAGGAGCGCGGGAACGTTCGCCCGTTCTCCGGCGGTAACGTGATCTTGGAAGAGATCATGTACAACGACACGACCACGAACAACACGAACAGCTACTCGGGTTTCGAGCTTATCAACATCAGCCCGAACAGCCCGATCTCGGCTGCGCAGTTCAGCATCACGCAGTACGCCAGTGCGGTCACGATGTCCGGTCTCGAGATGCTGCAGAACAGCGGCAAGGAAGAGATCATCGATCTGCTCGAAGGCCGGATGAAGGTCGCCGAGGGGCAGTTGATGAACCGGATCGCGTCCGATATCTACCTGGACGGCACGGGCAATGCCGGCAAGAACATCACCGGCTTTGGCGCTGCGGTGCCGATCACCAACACGAACACGTATGGCGGCATTTCGCGCACCACGTGGGCGTTCTGGAAGAACTACAGCTACAGCGGCCTGACCAATGGCGGCCAAGCCACGAGTGCGGCCAACATCACGCAGTACATGACCAACGTGGCGATCAACCTGGTCCGGGGTGTCGACAAGACCGACCTCATCATCGCGGACAACAACTACTTCCAGTTCTACGCGAACGCTCTCCAGAGCATCCAGCGGGTGATGGAAGAGAAGAGCGCGGGTTTCGGCTTCCAAAGCCTCAAGTTCTACGGCGGCGGTGCTGCTTGCGATGTGGTCCTCGACGGTGGTATCGGAGCCAACAGCCCCGCGAATCAAATGCTGTTCCTGAACACGAAGTACATTTTCTTCCGTCCCCACAAGGACCGGAACTTCGTGCCGATCGGCGGCGAACGGCAAGCCGTCAACCAGGATGCGATCGTCAAGCTGATCGGCTGGGCGGGCAACCTGACGTGCTCGGGTTCCGAGTTCCAGGGCATCCTGAGCGCCTAAGGGGAAATCATGGCCTACACGATTCAAGAAGCAGATGCCGGCTACTTTCCGATTGCGAACACGGACGCCGGCGTGACGTTCGCCAACGGGGCTTCGGCCCTCCCGACCCCTCCTGCCGCTTTGGGAGTGATCGTCCGCGCGGTGGATCCGACCTACGGGGAAGGCGAGTTCATCTGCCTTCAAGGGGTCGCCTCGACCGCGATTGGCTCGGTTGTCACCTACAACGCAACCACCTATCAGACCTCGATTCCGCTGCTTTCCCAAGCCGCGAAGTCCGGGGAACCGATGGCGGTTGCGATGTCGGCGAACCTCGCGGCCACGTTCGGCTGGTATCAGATCTCGGGTACCGCCGTTTGCAAGAAGATCGCCGCGACCATCATCACGGCCAACAAGCCGGTGGGCTACGGGACGGCGGGGATCATCACGCGTGTCGTGACTTCGGGCAAGATGCTGATGAACGCCAAGTCCGGCGCTTCGGTGGCATCGGCTGCGACCACGGTCACGGTGGTGATGCAGCGCATCTTCATGGCTCAGTCGTAAGGGAACTACATGGAAGTCCTGTGCAATACCGACAACGAAACGCTCAAAAAGCAGATCATTGCCAATAGCGCATTGGATCTTCCATGGCTCGACGCGGTACCTCCCCACGAAGGCCACGCGGTCATCGTGGGGAGCGGACCGTCCGCAAGGAAACAACTACACCAGATCCTCTGGCGCCGAGGATTGGGCCAGAAGGTCTTCGCCCTGAACGCCGCTGCGAAATGGCTGCAATCGGAAGGCGTTGAGCCAGAATATCAAGTGATCCTGGATGCGAGGGAGGAGAACCGATTCTTCCTAGCCGAAGGGCCTCATGCGCTGTTGTCCTCGCAGTGCCATCCGTCCCTGTTCCGCGATGCGAACGCCGGCAATACGACGCTCTGGCACGCGCAGGACGATGAGACTCTCCCTGCGGTTCCGAGGGACAAGCATCAGTTCTCGACGGTCGGAGGGGGTCTCACGGTAGGTCTATCGGCCATGTGCCTGGCCTACGTGATGGGCTACCGCAAGATTCATCTGTTCGGGTACGACTCAAGCTTTGACTCTGGTAAGACCCACGTTCTGCCGCAGATCCAGAACCGGAACGAGGATCTGGTGACGATCGAGTTCGACGGGAAGTCTTATGACACCACGATCCCGATGGCGGCCCAGGCGGAGAACTTCCCCATCGTCCGCGACCAGTTGATGCGGCTGGGCTGCATCATCACGGTGGATGGGGATGGATTGCTGCCGGCGATGGAAAGGGCCAATTCCCTGAAAGTGATGGCCGAGCAGAAGAAGTACACCGAAATGTGGAACATCCCCGAGTATCGCAATTACTCGCCGGGGGAAATCTGCGCGCAACAGTTCGTCTGGATCGCCAAGCCGAAACTCGGGGAGACGGTGCTGGACCTCGGGTGTGGGACTGGCAGGGGCGGCAAGAAGGTCAAGAAGCTATCCGGCTGTGAGGTCGTGTTCCTGGACTTCGCCGACAACTGCCTGGACGACCAGAACGCGGTCTACCTGCATGCCGATCTGTCGGCGGAGATTCCCCTCCAAGGTGACTATGCGTTCTGTTGCGACGTAATGGAGCACATCCCGCCGGATCAGGTGGAGAAGGTGCTGGCGAATGTCTGCGGCTCCGCACCGCGAGTCTTCCTGCAGATCAGCCTCGTGCCTGACGCCATGGGTGCCAGAATCGGGCAGCAACTTCATCTGTCGGTGCATCCTGCCGCGTGGTGGATCGAGCAACTGCGGCGATTCGGCAAGTTGAAGCACTTCGAGGATCACGGCGACTCCGCGATTTTCTACTTGGAGACGCGATGAACGAGCAATTGCTGGTGAAACTGCGCGAGACAATGAAATCATTGGGCCAGCATGGACTGGCCGAGATGGCCGGCTATGTGCAGCAGGCGATACAGGCGATCGAGGCGATTCCGGCCCCGAAACCGCCTGAGGTCAAATCTACGTGGGACGGCAATCGTTTGTTGCCGCTTGAATAATCCGACTACTCGGAGGCATGGATGGGCAATCTAGCATCGGACGTTGACAACCCCGCATTCCAAGGCGCGGTCCCGGACAACTCGGGGCTCGCGGTCAAGTTCTACAAGGAAGCCAAGAAGAACGAGTTCCGCTCCGAAAAGGAGGGAAGGCCGATCTTTGAGGAAATCTTGATGATTCACATCGTGATGCCGGGGAACAACCTGTTCGACGTCATCACCCCGGTGACCGAGAATCACAAACGGCGCTTCCCGGTGCAATGGGCGCACTTCCAGAACAACCAGGGTAGCGATCCGATGCAGCTCGGAACTCCCTTGGAGCAATGGCCGCTCCTCGGGACCGTCCAGGTCCAGGAGTTGAAGGGGCTCCGTTATTTCACGGTCGAGTCCATCGCACAAGCGAGCGATGCCACGATTCAGCGGATCGGCATGGCCGGCGGGATGAGTCCCCACGCGCTGCGCGAGAAGGCTGTGCGTTTCCTGGCGCTGGCGAACGACACCGCTGTGGTGGATGAGCAGGCCCAAGCCTTGGCGGCGATGCGCGCCGAGCAGATCGAAAAGGACGCGGCGCACGCAAAGGAAATGGCCGAGCTGAAAGCGCAGGTGCAAGCTCTTGCCGCGATTGCCGGCGCCAAGCCGAAACGTGGTCGGCCGCCCAAGGAACAGGCTGCGTAAATGGGCTCTACAGCGCTCCAGTTGGCCCAGCAGGCGATGCCGGAGATGAACCTGGCGTCGCCTACGGCTCTCTACGGCAGTGGCATCCAGGACAACGTGACGGTCGGGGCGCTCCTGAATGCCGTAGGTTACGAGCTAAGCCGCGAGTTCGACTGGAACGAACTCATCACGCGATTCCAGTTTACGGTGCCCTATTCGACACTATTGTGTTCAGTGAACGAAGGATCGAATGAGGTCTCCACGCTACTTCCTGGGATCATCCAGAAAGGCTGGGCAGCCCAGGGAACCGGCATTCCCAACGACACCTATATCTCCTCGATCGTCTCCGAAACCATCACGCTTACCCAACCTCTTTCCGGCGTGGTAAACGGAGCCCAAGAGCAGATCACGTTCTCCCAAGTCGCGTTCCCTTTTCCCTCCGACTACGATCGGCAGATGAACCGCACGCAGTGGGATAAGAGCAAGCATTGGGAAATGCTAGGACCCGAAACGCAGCAGCAGTGGCAATGGCTGCTCTCAGGATTCATCTCCACCGGACCGCGGATTCGCTGGACCATGATGGGCGGCAACTTCAACATCTGGCCGCCGACGACACCATCGAGCGGCACGCAGAACGAACTGCTGGCGCTCCAGTACATGTCGAAGAACTGGGCCGCCACTACGCTGGGCGTCGGACAGGCAGGATTCCAAGTCGACACCGATACCTGCGTCTTCCCGGATCGGCTCATGGTGCTGGGAGTCAAGAAAAAGTATTTCGAACTCAAGGGCTTCGATACAGCCGCCTTCACGCGCGATTACCAGATGCACCTATCGATTGCCAAGGCGGCGAACCTCGGCGCCGCGAACCTGTCGTTCTCGCCGCAACCGTCGCAGGTCCTGATCTCGATCGCGCAGATTCCCGATACCGGCTATGGCTCCTAGGATCGGAGTCCAAAGCTCGCCGAAAGTCGCGCAGTCGTACACGGTCCCGGCTGCCGTCGGAGGCTGGAACGCACGCGACTCCTTGGCGAACATGGAGCCGACCGATGCGGTCTACCTGTCGAACTATTTCCCGGCGCCGACCTACGTCCAGATCCGGCTCGGTTCGAACAACTACGCCACGAATCTCCCGGGGCAGGTCGAGTCCCTGCTGGACTACGAGGGAGGGGCGCAGAGCACGCTGTTTGCGGTCTCGAACGGCAAGATCTTCAACATTACGGCCGGCGGCGGGGTTCCTGCGGCATCGGTCTCCGGTCTCGCGAATAGCCGCCTGCAATACGTGAACGTCGCCACGACTGGCGGCGAATTCCTGCTCGCGGTGAACGGGGTAAACAAGCTCCAAGGCTTCGACGGTACGAACTGGTACGTCGACGGAGACGGATCGCACGACATTACCGGGCTCGACACATCGACCTGCGTGCAGATCAACCTGTTCAAGAACCGCGTCTGGTTCGTCCAGAACAACAGCCTGAACGTGTACTACCTGAATCCGCTGGCAATCGCTGGGGCGGCCACGATCTTCCCTCTTCAGGGAGTCGCGCGGCTCGGCGGATACGTGGTTGCCTGCGGGACCTGGACGGTCGATGGTGGTTATGGACTGGACGACAACCTCGTCTTCATCACCAGCAAGGGCGAGATCATCGTCTACCAGGGCACCGATCCAACGTCGGTGACCACGTTCGCCCTGATGGGTGTCTGGCAGCTTGGGGCCCCGGTTGGTCGGCGGTGTTTCTTGAAGTACGGCGGCGACCTGCTTCTGGTGACGCAAGACGGTCTGCTGCCCATGTCTGCGGCTTTGCAGTCTTCGAGACTCGACCCACGGGTCAGCCTGACGAACAAGATCCAGTACGCGGTGTCCTCGGCAGTGACGGAGTTCGGATCGAACTTCGGCTGGGAAGTGATCTACTTCCCCAAGGGGAACATGCTGCTGCTGAATATCCCGACCCAGACGGGAAGCGGTCAGGTGCAGTACGTGATGAACACGATCACGCAGGCGTGGTGCGATTTCAGCAATTGGAATGCAAACTGCTGGGTGCTCTGGCAGGACAAGATCTACTTTGGCGGAGCTGGGGTAGTCACCCAGGCGTGGACGGGTTCGGCCGACAACGGCGCGAACATAACGTCGGATGCGAAGCAGGCGTTCAACCCGCTCGGTAATCCCGGGCTATTGAAGCGCTGCACCATGCTCAAGCCGATCATCGCGACCTCGGGGGGAACTCCGGGTCTGCAAGCGGCGATCAACGTCGATTTCAGCGATGCGAATCCGTACACGAATGCAAGCCTGTCGCCAACGCCTTCTCCGGGTGGCGTCTGGGGTGTGATGCAGTGGGGTACGGGGATCTGGGGCGCTGGAGTCTCTGTACAGAACCTCTGGCAGGGCATTACAGGTGAAGGGTACTACGTGGCGATCCGGCTGAAAGCCGTTAGCAACTTCCTGACCGCGCAATGGATGGCATCGACAGTCGTCTACGAACAGGGTGGGATTTTGTGAAGTGCGAGCGGCCCCGTTTTGATCTGGGCTCTGTGCCTGGTTCCTTTTCTCGGACTCTTTCTACCGTACAGCGCTTACTTCCGATGCATCGGTAAGCTGCCGCTCGCAAGCGAGATTTTAACATGGATGGCGGCCGCCTCAATCCTCTAGTCTCCGGGCCCGACGTCGTTCGTTGGGTCTGCGAGAGGACGGGAGGGACCTACGACTCCCACGCGGTGGGCATAGGCCTGATGCGCGAAACGCTGGTCGCGGGGGTCGTTTACGACATGTTCCTAGGGCGGTCGGTTGCCATGCACGTAGCGATCGAAGGCCCGATATCCCGGGCCTTCATCCGCAAGTGCTTCGAGTACCCGTTCCATCAACTAGGAGTCCAGAAAGTGCTGGGATGCGTGGATTCGCTGAACGAGAAGGCTCTGCGCTTCGACCGTCATTTGGGCTTCGTGGACGAGGCAGTCATCACCGGCGCCGGCCGCCAAGGGGATCTTGTGATCTTGAGCATGACCGCAGCGCAATGCCGCTGGCTGGGAGACTAGATGAGCAAGGGAAGCGCCCCCGCGGCTCCGACGGGCACCAGTGTCGGCGGTAGCTCGACGGGCCAGATCAGCCCTAGTTCTTTGCTAGGGTTGCAGCAGCAGACGGCCAACATCGACACGAATAGCCCCCTGGGATCCCAGACCTACGGCTATGACCCGACGACGGGCAAATATACCCAGAATGTCAGCCTGAACCCGAATGCGCAGCAAGCGCTCACTGGGGTGCAGCAGAACCAAGGGGGGTTGGCTGGAGCCGCGGGCCAGCAGATAGGCAACGGCCAATTGGGCGCCGGGATCACCGGCGGGAGTTACCAGGGCGGCCTGATCGGGGGAGTAAATCCGGTCTCGATGGGCGACTCCAGCGTCCAGAACGCCGAACAGAACATTTTCAATCAGCAGGCGGGCCTTCTCCAGCCGACCTTCGGAATCCAGCAGCAGCAGTTGCAGGCGCAGTTGGCGAACCAAGGGCTTACGCCCGGCTCGGCCGCCTACAACAACGCCGAGAACCTGCAGGCCCAGCAGCAGAACAACGCCTACGTACAGGCCGCCGGTGCGGCGACCCAGCAAGGGATCGGCCTCCAGAGCAACCTGTTCGGCCAGAATCTCCAGAACGCCCAGCTCGGGAACTCCGCGCTCGCCCAAGAAGGAAATTCGGCGCTCGCCCTGAACAGCGGGGCCAACCCTAGCCTGCCGCAGTTCCAGGGCTACACCGCTCCCAACGTCCTCGGGACGGCTCAACTCGGATATAACTCCGCACTGAACCAGTACAACGCCCAGACGGGGAATTACAATTCGATGCTAGGGGGACTCTTCGGACTCGGGAATGCGGGCCTCACCAGTTACCTTAGCAGCGGATCATGAGCGGTAGCATCGTCCCTACCTGGACCCAGCAGCAGGGGATCAACCCGGCGAATACAGGCGGATCTCCGACCTACCAGGGTTCTCTCACGCCCGCACAGCAACAGGCTTTGGCCCAGCAGTACGCAGGCTTTAACAACTTCCAAGTCCAAGGTGGCCCGGGCAACTACAGCCTGTACGCGAACGGCACCTACCAGGGCAATCCTGATAGCAATGTGCTGATCTCCCAATCGGGACAGGCGCAGTACGGCACGCAGCAGAATCACGACCTGAGCGACTACCTGATGGCTCTGACCCCCGTGGCCGGCGCAGTCGGGGGTATCGCTGCGGGGGCCGGTGCGGCCGCAGATGCCGGAGGCGCCGCAGCCGGAGACGTTGGCGCCGGCGGCGTGGGAGGTGGATTGACCGCGGGCGCTGGTTTGGATGCGCCCGTTGGTACAGCGGTGGGCGGGAGCGCTCTGGGTGGTGCAAGTATCGTGCCCAGCACTGCGGATGCCGCCGGCAGCGGGGTGGTCACCGGCAGCGGCGGCGAAGCGCTCGGGGCTGGAGGCGGTACCGCGGGATTCGGATCCGGTGGCCTGTTCTCTGGCCTATCCAATTCGCAGATCATGCAGGGGGTCAAGGGTCTGGAGGGCATCGTATCCGGGGCCACGGGCGCGGCGGGCACTACGCCTGGGAGCGCCTACAACTCCGGCCTGATGAATTCGAATCTTGGACAGGCTCCGATCGTCGGAGGAGGAACTCGCAGCCCTAACGTGTCCTTCACATCGCAACCGCCGAGCC